CAGCATCAAATAATGGATCTACTTTGATTGTAGCTCCAGTTCCAGATGCAGATTATTCAATTGAATTACACTATTTATACAAACCAAACAGTTTAACCGTAGATACTACAGGCACTTGGTTGTCTAATAATGCTAGAAACGGTTTACTTTATGGTGCTTTGGTAGAAGCATATACCTTTATGAAAGGTGATGCAGACTTAATGCAAGATTATGAAAAAAGATTTCTTTTAGAAGTTACGAGATTGAAGAATCAAGCAGAAGCAAGAGGAAGAAGAGATGAATATCGTTATGATTCTCTTAGATCTCCTGTTACTTAAATAAGGAGAGTAAATGGAAAAAATTGAAAGTCTTAAAGGCAAGACTGTTGCTATTGTGGGTATGGGTAAAAGTTGGTTTGACTACAACTTAGCAAAATCTCATGGGGTACACTTTGATGAAGTGTGGGCTATTAATGGCGTAGGTTCTGTTATTTACCATGATAGAGTTTTTATGATGGATCCTGCTTCTAGGTTTTTAGATACAGATGATGCTGGCGGTCAAACTGAAAGCATGAAAGAACTTTTGCTGAATCATGAGGGTCCAATATACACTTGTGAGTTAGATGATCGTTGTCCTGGTCTAATTGAATATCCATTAGAAGAGGTGGTTTCTTATTCTAATTGTCACTATTTAAACAATACCGTTGCTTACGCAGTTGCTTTTGCTTACTGGAATGAAGTAGCTAACTTGAAATTATTTGGTATAGATTTTTCTTATAAAGGTAATTTACATTTTGCTGAGTCAGGAAGAGCTTGTGTAGAGTTCTGGCTAAGTAAATGTATATCTGCTGGTATGCAAGTTGAAGTTGCACATACCTCTGGATTATTAGATACAGATGTACCAGCAGAACAAAAACTATACGGTTATCATAGGTTAAAAAATCCTTATATTATCTTAGTAGATGAGGAAGGAATAAAATTAGAACGTATAAACAATTTAGAAATAGTAAAACAAGAACAAGAGCCTGTACTTATAGATAGGCATGATTCTCACCTAAAACCGGTAGAGCCTAAAAAATGGTAGATGAAATAACTCCAGCAGGTATGCCTGGTTTAGGCCTTATAGAGGCTAAAACAAGTAACTACGGAGGCCATCCTCCTGAGTTTTGGGCAGAAAGACTTACAGAAAAAATTGTAAGTTCAAGTGATAGTGAAGATCCTCACATAAAAGAACAGGCTAGAGCTTATAAAGATTTGATATACCAAGTTAGTTTGATTTATATACATAATGCTATAAAATCTTATAAGGCTACGTTAATTCAAGAGCTTATGACAGTTGGAGAAAAAGATGTAGCTGAAATTGTAAAAAGGATATAAATATGGCTATCACATCAACATTAACAACCAGCTTTAAAAAAGAGCTGCTAGAAGCCGTCCAACTGGTTTTACAGATTTTGCCGATTTGACGTTTGGTACAGCCACCATAACTGCTAGAGGTTGTATGATCTATAACTCATCTGACAGTAACGCATCAGTAGCTACTATTGATTTTGGTGGAGATAAAACTTCAACCGCAGGTGATTTTACGGTAGTTTTTCCTGCGGCAGCAGCAAGTACAGCTATTATAAGAATAGCTTAGTAGCCTATGGCTAACATAACAGGTTGGGGTCGTGGAACCTGGGGTGAAGGTACTTGGGGAGAACCCATACCCGTTACTCTTACCGCTCCAAGTGCAGCTACATCTGCTTTAGGAACTGTAACTCTCAAATGTGATAACAACGTTACTGTTTCAGGCCAAGCAGGTACTAGTGCAGTAGGTACACCTACTTTCGATTGTGAAGCAAACGTAACTCCTACAGGACAATCAGCAACCAGCGCACTTGGTACAGTAACTATAGATGCTGAAGCTAATGTCACACCATCTGGCCAATCTGCTACAAGCGCTTTAGGCACACCTTCTATAGATGCAGAGGCTAATGTAACTCCTACTGGACAATCTGCTACTGGAGCCGTATCTGGAGTAGGTGTAAACGCACAAGCAGTAGCTGTATGTCCAAGTGCTGTAGGAACACTAGGATCTGTATCAGTTGATGTAGATGGTGAGGCGAATGTGCCTGTCTCTGGCGTTAATGCAACAGGATCTGTAGGCTCTGTAACAGTACATCATAATGAAAAATTTACAGTAGATGGTGTCTCTGCAACAGGATCTGTAGGATCTCTTACGGTTGTAGCTAAAGCAACAATATCTATAACAGGTGTTTCAGCTACTGGAGAGGTAGGAAATCCTTTTGCTTATAGTTTAGTAGATGATTCACAAACACCTAATTATAGTGATATTACAGACACACAAACACCAAATTACAGCACCATAGATGATAGCCAAAGCCCTAATTGGGAAGATGTTGCTTAACTATGCAGAAGAAAGGTAATATAATCAATTGAACGGAGATATGAATGGCTACTTATGTAAATGATCTAAGACTTAAAGAAATAGCTACTGGTGATGAGTCAGGAACTTGGGGAACTTCAACAAATACAAATTTGGAATTGATTGGTGAAGCTCTAAGTTTTGGTACAGAAGGTATCACAACCAACGCAGATACACATACGACTACAGTTGCTGATGGAGCATCTGACCCTGGTAGAGCTATGTATCTTAAATATACAGGCACACTAGATTCAGCCT